GCACCTACGGAACCGGTGGACTACCACCGTCAGGCTTTGCTGTTGAAACAGCGCATGGAAGACTTGCAGACACAGGCTGCGGCTACGACTGATCCGACTCAAATGCTCGCATTGGCAAACCAACATGCCCAAGCAGAAGCAGCGCTACAAGAAGCCACGACGTTAGCTGGCAAACAACCTAAGCCTTTGGATGTCCAGCTTGCAGAAGCTACGGCAAAAATGAATAAGGCCAAAGAAAATGGCGAAATTCAAGAAGCGGCAAAACAAGCTCAAAAAATTCTTGATCTGCAGCAACAAGGGGCGCAGGCTAATACGCTGCCGATGCAAAAGTTTAAAGCGACGCTTACTCCGATGGACGAGTCGCTTAAGAAAACAACACTGTTGGCCGAACCAAAACCCGCTGCCGCCAGAGAAGCCGCTACGGCACGTTTGGGCGATGTTGAAAATCAAGAAGCCGATCTGCTGGGCCAGTCTCGTGCCGATGATCTACAACGCCAGCAGGCTGCAGATGCCGAGCGTGCAGCGGTTGCGCAAGAAATACAAACAAAAAAATCGTTTGCTGCCGGCCCGCAAGGAGAACTGCCGGGCTTTGAAACCACGTCTGAGCAACGTAAAGCAACGGAAGCGGCTGCACCAAAACCTGCAGACAGCATTGACTATCAAAATCAAGCACGTACGCTGTACGCGTATCGGGAAGCACTTGACAATGCGGCTAAAAGTACGCTTGACCCCAAGGCTAAAGAAGATTTAATTGCTAAACGCAACGAAGCCTCCAAGGCACTCAAAGAAGCCGCAAGTGCACTAGACGCTTCTCTTGGAGAAAAACTTGGGCAGGAAAGTTCTAAACCTGACACGCGTCAACTTGACATTTTTAAGAAAGACGACTTCGGCCAAACGCCTACTGCGGACGAACGCAAAGCGGAAAAGGATCGGTTCGAAGCCTCGTTGCAAGACCGTCTGGACTTGGCCGGATCAAAAGTAACACGCGATGTAACGCCAGAAGAATACGACGCACACAATGATGAGATCGAGCGCCTAAAGAGCTCCATCAACACAATCCAAGGCAACGCCAAGAGTTCCATCTACGACCGCATGGTTGAGTTGGCAAAGCGCCACGAAGAACTCAAAGCGCGTGCCGAAAGCGGTTTGGCTACTCCTAGTCCTGCCGAACGTGTTGCCGCTGGTCGCGGTCAGAAAGTTGAACCCCGTCCAATGACTGCGCAAGAGCGCGGTTACTTGAAACGTTCTATGGATGCGGTTGTTAAAGAATATAACGGCCTGCTTAATAAACACATTGAACCTGCGGTAAAACGCATTGAAGAATTAGAAGCGCTCAAGAGCAAGGTCAAGGTAGAGCCCGCAGCAAAAGCTAGCGATATTCGCGCTGAACAAGAAGCAGAACGTGATCGGCTTGCACGTCAACCAAAATCCATGTCGCTTGCTGCTAAGACAGCCAAACGAATTAACGCCGGTGACGTAGCGCTGGAGGCCAAAAAGTCTTCTAAGATGCGTGAAGTTGCGCGGGTAATGGGACGCGAGGAACCCGAATACGCTGCATTCCTTACCGAACGCAAAAAAGAACTGCAAAAATTAACGAAAAAATACGGCAGTGATTCCGCAGAAGTAGCTAAGTTTAGGAGCAATATTGGCGCAGAGATGGCCAAAAAAGCAGAAGAACTAGGCGAAAAAACGCCAGAGTACAAAGCTACGCTAGAAAAATATACCGAAGCGTACCGCGAGTCAGTGCTCAGCGCCGGTAAACAAGAGATTAAATCTAAGCGCGGTGTGCAAGAAACACGCCGAGTCGGGGCAAATGACGAACCGTTTACTACATCGTCCCCCGAAAGTTTGGCACGTTCGAAAGAAAAAAATCGCAAGCTGGAAGAAAGAGTGCAACGCCCGATCAAGGGGGATATGGGCGACGAGCTGGAAGCTCATGAACCTGTTTTGTACCGCAGCCCAGACGCTGACAAGCCGTCTAGCTTGAAGCCCGGTGAGGTGCAGCTTCTTGCTGATCGCATCACTAAAGATTGGAAGAACGCGCCTGACATACAAGTGCACGCGGACGAGACCACGCTGCCACAGAAGATTATTGACCAAGCCAAAAAAGACGGTATGACCGGCAAGATTACCGGCGTGTACGACCCCGACACTAAAGTGGTGCACTTGGTGGAGCAGAACCTGAAGACGGCACAAGACGTCGGTCTTACCATTGCCCACGAGGCTGCGGGCCACTTTGGTCTTCGTGAAACTATGGGCAAGCGCCTGAACGACACGATGGATGCCCTGTACAAAGGCAATGAAGCTGTGCGTAGGGCAGCAGATGAAAAGATTGCAAAGGGTGTAGAGCCACGCATTGCCGTAGAAGAAGTGCTGGCCGAGATGGCTGAAACTGGTCCCAAGTCCCCCGCCGAGCGCAGCGCACTGCGCCGTATTTACGATGCGGTCAAGGGATTCCTGCAAGACATGGCCCCGAGGGTTTTTGGAAACCGTGTTATCTCCGACGAGGCGGTGCGCGGCATTGTGGCCAACGCTCGTAACTATGTCATTGAAGGCGGCAAAGCCGGTAAAGGCAAGGCTGAAACTCCCATCGCGCTGTACCGCAACAAAGTAGCCCCCGAGTTAAAAGGTGCTATGGACGTGGCCAACGCAGTCATCGCCACTGAAAAGCCGCTATCGGAACGCATCACCAAGGACGCCTTTGGCCGTGGCTCGCTGGAGTTCATGACCAAGATGGTTGACCAGTTTGCGCCTTTGGTGCGTGTTTCACGTCTGATGGACGCCAAGGCTGGTACGCAGATGATGTACTTCCTGCGCATGACGGGGCAGCGTAACAACCTGCTGGGACAAGTTGTTGGTCATGGGGCACTAGAGCGCGTGGAGAAGACGCGTGCCGATGGTAAAAAAGAATACCTATACGAAACCAAAGAGGGTGGCCCGACGCTGGTGGGAGTCAACAAGGCGCTGGTCGATGCGAACAAACTTACTGGAAGCCCCGACGCCACCGCTGCGCTGTTTTCTTTGGACAACGTAGCTAAACGCGCCAAGAGCGTGGGACTGGACAAGCTCAACTACGAAAATCTGACGCAGGCAAAGCTGGACGCTGCTATCAAAGAGATTGACGCTGTGCCCGGACTGCGTGCTATTTTTGACAAAGCCCACGCCGAGTACCAGAAATTTAACGAAGGCAACATCAACTTTGCTGTGCAGGCTGGATATCTGTCCAAAGACTTGGCGGCAAAAATGCGTGCAAACAAGGACTACGTCCCCTACTACCGCGAAAACGGTAAGGGTGAAATTTCCTTGATGATGGGTAACGAAGAGATTACCAAGGTTGGCAACATTAAAAACCAGCCCTACCTGCACGAGCTGGTGGGCGGCAATCAGCGCATTTTGGACTTTAATACAGCGGCAGTACGTAATGCCGGCATGCTGCTTGATATGGGGTTGCGCAATCAGGCCGCAAAAGCCGCAGCGTATGGTCTTAAATCTGTAGGCATGGCGGAGGTACGGGACGGCAAGGCCGCACTTGGCCCGAATGTTTTTAACTTCAAGGTTGACGGCGAAGACAAACACGCCATTGTTCAAACCGCCAACGACATCCCGGCAGAGCTGCTGGTCAAAGGTATGGAAGGTATCCCTGTTCAGACCAGCTCGTTGCTGCACATGATGGGCATGCCTAGCCGTTTGGTGCGTCAGATGTTTGTGGCCAACCCGGTTTCTGCTGCGCGTATTTTGTTTAAGGACACGATATCTTCAGCGCTTGTTGCGGGCTCCGATCTGACGACGCTTGGGGAGTCTTTGAAGAACGTTAAGGACGGTTTGATGGCTCGGCGCGGTCTTGCGGGCGGTGAAGTTTTCCAAGGAATGCCCGCGGACATGGCCAATATTCTGCGCGAAGTCCAGTCCGGCAAACCGGGATGGGAAACCCTGCTGGCCAAAGCCCACGTGCTACACGCTAAGGCAGACGCCATGACCCGCCAGATTCGTTATGACAGCTACATCAAACAAGGCTTGTCCGAAATGGAAGCCAGCTACATGGCGCTGGAGTCAATGAACTTTACACGGCGTGGGATATCCCCCAGTATCCATGTACTGAACACACTGAACCCGTTCATCAACTCGCAAATCCAAGGCATCAACACGCTGGTTCAATCTATCCGTGGAACTATGCCGCTTAACGAAAAGCTGAAGATTCGGGACAAGGTTTTGCAACGCGGTATGTTGCTGGCAAGTTCTTCAATGCTGTACGCAGCGCTTATGCAGGACGACGAAACATACAAAAATTCAACGCCTGAGCAGAAGTACAACAACTTCTTTGTTCCGTTCCCCGGAATTGAAGAAAAAGTGCGTGTGCCGATTCCCTTTGAAGCCGGTATGCTGTTTAAGTCTATACCCGAAGCGCTTGTCAATGCTATGTACGGCAAAGACGCCGATGCTGCTTCCGGTATGCGCCAAGTTGTACAGAAAATGATCCCCGGTGGGGATACTCTGGGAATTCCGCTGGCACTACGACCTGCCATTGAAGCTGGCATAGGCAAGTCATTCTACACAGGCCGTGACATTGAAAGCAAGCACGAACAATCAATGCAGCCCGGTACGCGTACTCGGGACTCTACTTCGGCTTTCGCAGACGCATTGGGCAACGAGTTGAATGTGTCACCCGTCAAGATTGACCATCTTATTCAAGGGTACACTGGCGGTTTGGGCTTGACCCTGATGAACGTTGCCAGCTCTCTGGTGTTCGGTAAAGACCGTGGGCCAGCCCCAGCAGAGTCGCTGACATCGCAGCTGCCCATCATCGGTTCTACATTCCAACCCAAGGATGCCGGCGCTATTGTTGATGAGGCGTACTCGGTTATGCAGGAGGCTTCTCGTGTTAAGGCCAGCTACAACGACTTGATTACACGCGGGCGCCCTGATGCGGCAGCAGCCTACTTGGCAAAGAACGCCGAAGAGTTCAACAAGGCTACCATGTCGCAGCAGTTCACAAGCACAATGGGTCAGTTCCAGAAACAGCTACAGGCCATCATGATATCGGGCGCTACCCCTGAAGAGAAGCGTGTGGCGATTGATAACCTGAAGGCACAACGGACTGCATACGCGGAACAAACCCTGAAGGCCGTCGAAAAAACCACACCCCAATGAGGCCCTTGCGAATACCGATGGAGTAGTGGGCATCAAAGCACCGCACCTCCATCGCCTTTCGCATACCTTGTTTAGCTACAGGAGTGGGGTCTAGGCAGGGGATAAAAAACCCCTGCCCTCTTTTAAGTGTTGCCCACGGCCAGTGAATGTGCAACTGCTTCATCTATGTCGTCTATTCGGCGCGTGATCTTAATGACCGCTACACGCAACGTTGGCCCGCTTGTCTTTGCCAGCAAGTCTTTCTTGGGGACATAGGAAACCGTAAACTGCTTCTCAAGCGCTGCCGTGAAGTTGCTATACCCAAAGCTCATGTCAGAGCAGTACGTTTTAAGCAAACGCTCTTCGATAAAGAAGTCCACGCACCCCGCCACAACGCCATGCTCTACACGCCCCATGACTTCCGAACGGGTAGTGTTCTTGTCCACCAGCGTATCGTTGCCAAGATGCGCCAGTAATCGAGCCTTATCCCCGTAGTGCACGATAACAAACTTACCAAAGTACTCTCGGACGTATGCGTTGAGTACGTCTTCTGCGGTGCGCTTGCCCCCCAGTATGCTCTTGCGTTGCAGCTCAATCTTAGCCCGGATAGCGTTCATTATCGGCTGCAAGGGGATGTCTACAATCCCGGCCCGGCCCTTTCCAAAAATCAACCCCGCTGCCACAGCGCAGCCAACACCAGCCATCCAGAAACGCTCATCGTTAGTGGCATTCATCTCCGGGTACATACGCTCGACCGTGGTCTCGGTCAAGGCACGAACCTCGTCTATATTGTTCACCAGAAACCGCGTAATGATGTCCCCGGCCACAGCGTAGTTGTTCTGCAGTGTTTTGATTATGCGGATTTCAGCAGCAGTCCACGACAGCTTTTCTTCCATGACGAACTCAAGCATACGGCGCAGCTCTCCTTCTGAAGAGTACTTACGTGCCCCAGTCATCCAGTCTACGGTGTAAGTGTTGGAAGACATGATTGAGATTCCCGCCCATGTAGACAGGTTTAGCCGTTCCTTGTTAGACCCGGACTCCATGCGCTCTTTGCCGCGTCCCTCGCTCATACTAAAAACAAAGGCGGGAAACCACTCGAAGTTGTTGTGGTTGCTGCTGGTTATCTCATCGGTAATCATGGGCAGGCTATGCAGCAGACCCAAACGTTGTTGCATTGCAACAGGTGATGTTCCTGAACCAGTACGATAGTGCATAGGGTGTCCCCAAATAGAAGCGGCGGCGTCAAGCGCCAATGATTTACCCGTGCCTGACTCACGAGATGCGCAGTGCACCGTCAGACCACTAAGCCCTGTGAAGCGCATCAGCGGGGAACCCGCACCCAACAACATAACTGAAAGGTGATCCCACAACTCGCGCTTTATAAGTAGATTAACGAATTCGCGCCATGCCTCGATGGAGCCGGTAATCTTGGTGTTGTTGGTTATGTTTTCCAGCCCCTGCATGGGAATGCTAAAGGGCTCCGAGCCTTTCTTGTATACGCTGCCTGAAAAGACAAAGCTATCGTCCTCTTGCCAACCATAGTGTGCTGGAACCTTGATTGGCGGCTTGGACGTACTCATAAGTTCCACCGACGCGCGTATGTAATCAAATAAGTTTTTGTCGTTACCCGCACCAAAAGCCGCCAGTATGTTTTGGTTAGCAAGATGCTTCAGAGTGTCATCCCTGCTTACCACTGCTTTTTGCGGCAGCGTTACTGTTATGGGGCCTGTTGGGCGTATTGCCGTCAGGTGAATGGTGTGTTCGCCATTGCAGTTAAGAATGTCCACAGGGAACAGATCGAACGAAGTCAGCATCGTGCGGCGCATGATCTTTGCGCCCATAGCGTCCTCGTCTTCCCGCTCCATGAACACACCACCGCGTTCCCCGTAGGCAAAACCCATAGGAGCCGCAGGCCGGTCTATGATCTGCACGGGCGAACTTTCCGTCTCAGGCACCTCAAGCCGCACGGCTTCTGTCACCGTGTTAACTGAACGTCCAAGCGCTAACGGGTTTGTTATCTTGCCCCAGTGTACACACGATGTACACACACCGGGGTTTTCCGAGTCCAGCTTGGTGCATGGGTATGGGCCTTTAATCTCTGCCAGCTTGGCGCGCATACGCGCTTCGTCGTAGGGGTGCTTGTTGCTTAGCCACACCACGGCTTTAGGGCCATCCTCACACTTCTGCGCAATACTGAGAAGCCCGCGCCACAGCGGCTCCATGCCATCGTCCGCAGCGTTTTCCAGATAGTGCGCAAGCTGCCCGCAGCCTACCCCCGCGCCTGTCGCCTTTACGATGTTGCCAAACTTAGTCGTGCTGTTCTCAAACAACTTAACCATAGACGACGCCGGAGCCAACGACGGTCGCACACCGGGTAGCATGAGTGCCGTACTCGGCGCCGGTTTGATCTCGTAAGCCGTTCCAGCTAAGTTGCGCTCCAGTACAGCGCGGATATCGTCCAGCGCAAATAAGGAGCCTTCGTGCATGAAACGTACATTGGTCGCGGCACGGACTCGCTTGTTGCCCTTCATACCGGTATTGGTTGTTGCCGGTACACGTAGTACCCGCGCAGCGTCCCCCGTCACGGTTGGGTCAATGCCAAGTTTTTTCTGAATGCACAGGCGCTTGAACGCTTCGGCTACAGGTTTCCACTCAGCAATCTCCACGGCTTCTTTCAACGGCCAGTATGCGTGCACACCCCCGCCTGATGCCACCATCCACGGTTCGCCCAGCCCGGCCAGCCCCACCTCAGTGGAAAAGTCCAGAATAGCTTGCGCTGCCGCCCTTGCGGAGGGGTATGCCTTGGGTTTGAATTCCCCGTTCTCATCAGGCACATCTTTTGGGTGATTGCAGTCGATGTCGATAGCAATGCACTTGGTCATGCGCCCGTTGGCTGCGGTTCGGGCATCTGCGTCCCCAAATGTACTCAAGCCAAAGTAGATATCAAACTTCGACTTGTTCCAACGATCTACCGCAACCTGCGCTTCTTCCAGTGTTTCAACATAAACATGTTCTTTCTTTTTCGTAAGCTCCGCCACGCAGTATCTACCGTTTCCGGGAGGTGGCAAAACCGCCGCTAGAAAATCAAGCGGTTCCATAGGTATCCTAAATTTTAATCGGGCTCGTGCAGGCTGAGTTCTTCGTATGCATCCAGTAGCGCGGTAAAGCGCCTAACTAACTCTTCTACCCATGCTTGGGGTAGTTCTCCAGCCGCATGCAAGGTTGCGTAGTGTGCCAGCTCTTCGTCGCTGAGGTTGCGCGGGGTCAAGGATTCAATTCGTACACTTTGCATATTCTTCTCCACGCCTCGTCAGCCGTAGCCGAGGAGGACATTATGTTTGTTAGTAATTCAACGCGTTGTTTATAGGCAACAAAAACTTCCCCACCGCCGAACCAGTTGTAAACGGTCTGGCGTGTAACGCCCAAGGCGTAGGCAATCTTAGTCACCGGAAAGTTCAAATGCACCGCCCAACGCCCAAGGGTACTCCCCGCGTTCTTAGGCGCGGTTCGTACAAGTTCAATTATTTCGGGTGAGTAGGCCATAGGTATAGGTGGGGGTACTCGCTGCGTCTAGTTGATCTGTGCTAGTAACGGCGCACACCAGCATCCGCTTTCCCCCCGAAACTAATTACTCGTCGTCCCAGTCAGAAACGATACTGGCCAGCTTGGTCTGGGCTGCAGGTACAGCAGACGCTTTCACCGCAGGCTTGCGCACTTCTGGCTCGTCGGACTCTTCTACCACCGGTGCAGGCTTGGCCTTCTTGGCTTTGGGTGCCGGCGCGGGAGCGGGCGCCTCTTCTTCATCGTCTTCAACCACGGGATCTGCCACTGGCTTAGCCTTGACCGGGGGAGCGCCTTCCAACGCCAAGGGCACTGCTTTAACGCCGTCCGCTTGGGCCACGGTAGTAGTAACCGCCTGCTTGGCTTCGGGGGTCTCCGCTTGCGCTGTAACTTCAATGTACTCGTCGTCGGTCAACCAGCGCATGGGTTGGAAGAACAGTTTGGGGGACTCGGCTTTGGTGTCAAAGCGCATGCGCGTCACGACTTGTTCCACGCTGATAGGGGGGTTCTGCACCGCCAAGTGGCGCGCGTAGGCTTGCAGCGGACGCTTGTCGCCTTCTTCTTTACCGAAAACCGAAGTGGCCGGTAGCGTCATCTTCAAAACATCGCCCTCAACGTCATTGGCCAACACTACCGCCAAGTGTTGCTGAAAACGGCACGCACGGCTGTTACCTTTACCGGAGCCAGCAATGTTGTTGGGGCATACCATGCAGCTTGCCGCCGGCTTGTTCTTGACGTGGGCATCTGGCTTTTCACCGTCGGCACTGGAGCATTCAGGCGCGGTTGCGGCGGCATCGGAGTCAAATGATTCAGCGTAAAAAATACGGCTTACCTTCTCTGCAGCCCTGACGATAACGATGTCGAGGTAGCGGTCTTCAATCGCTGTCACTTCCTTGCCGCCGGCCATCAGACGGAACACACCGCCCTTGATAGAGATGCGCTTGGAGCTAACACCGGAACCGCCGGCCAAGGCCAGAGTGCTGCTGGATAACACGTTGTTACGTGCGAATGCGGGAATATTGTCACCGCCGAAAAGGGTCATGCTGGTCATAAATTTCTTTCTTTCTTACTTGGTTGGTTTGGTTACTGTTACGGAATACTCGGTTATCGAGTTAAGTCCGGGTGGCACTACGCCGGGGTTGTTTTCCAGAAAAGTCACCATGTTGCCTTGGGCAATACGTTTCTCTAGGAGGTCAACCACCTCGTGTTCAAGAATGAAGCTCTTGAACGAATCCCAGTCGCTTGTGTTGTACCGCGTCTTGGTAGACAGGGATACTAGGCCGAACTCGGTGCGCATGGACTTGACGCCCAGTGCCTTCATTTGGTCTTTGATTGCGACTTTGATTTCTTCTTGCTGCGCCTTTAGCGTCTCAACTTTTGTGTCGTATTCTTGGGTCAATTGATCTATCTGCGCCTTCATTTTCCGGTAAATCCTTACCAGTTTATCGAAGGGAACCTCTACTTCTGTACTCATTTTCTTCTCCTGTTGTTGTCTAACTTTGGACAGTGTACACCACTTTTTTGTGCTTTTTAACCTCCCTTCAACTTTATTTCTGAATCAAACATCTGGGTAAGCAAAGTACTGTCCGTCACCTTGTTTTCCAGCGCTTTGAACATCTTCTTCTCAATTGGGGAGCCCTGAATGTGCACCACGGTGACGTTGTCGGAGTTCTGCCCCTTGCGGTCTGCACGGGCGATACACTGGATGTACTGCTCTACGCTCATCAATGGGCCATAAAAAACTACCGTGTCTGCTGCAGTTAGGGTAATCCCGTGGGCAGTAGCCTGCGGCTGCATAACAAGAATCTGGGGGTCTTCCTCGTGCTGGAAGCGCCGGATGATATCAGCTCGTTTGGTTGGCGGCACGTCTCCGTGAATGCACTCTGCGGTGATATTGCGTTTGTGCAAATGATCTCGGATGGTGTCGATGGTGCTGCGAAACAAAGCAAACACAATGACCTTACGATCTGTCTCGCCCAGTATCTCCTCCAGCACGTTTAAGCGTGGGAGCGAGTCGAACTCGATCACTTCTTTGGTATCTGTGTACGCGGCACCAGCGGAGATTTGTAGCAGCTTGCTGACCCCTGCCGCCGCGTTGACTGCGCTAATTGTTTCGCCTGCCGTTTGCACGAGCATCTGTTCTTTGAGCAGGTTGTAGTACTTCGCCTGCTGTGGTGTCAACGGTACTTCGCGGGTTGTTGTGAGCACTGGGGGCAAGTCCAAGCACTGAGCTTTAGTGAAACGTATTGCAGGCTGCAGCGCCTCAAACACTAGGTCTCGGGCACCGGGTTTTGCCACCCACTTAAACATGGTCAGCTTGTGCATTACCTTGTCACGCCACCCTGTAAAGAACGCCGGCACGTTTTCAGGATTGACCAGCTTGGCCAGACCGTATGCATCTTCTGGAGACTGTGCAGCAGGCGTGCCGGTCATCATCCACAGGTATGTCTCAGGCTTAATTATTTTCTTCAATGATTTCCACCGCTTCGTGGTCATCGTCTTGTATGCGTTTGCTTCATCCACAATCACAAGGTCGAACCTACCGTCTGCATTGACTTCATCGGCGATCAGATTAAGCCCATCGTAGTTGACGATGACAAACTCGTAATCTGCTTGAACCATTTCAATACGCCGACTAGCTTGCGCATGGTGCGCGACAATGGCCGAACGATGGATGATGCTGTTGCTCAAGTCTCCGAGCCAAGCGCTCTGCATGATTGATAGGGGGCACAGGATGAGACAACGCCGCACGTACCCACGCTGCATGAGGTAGTCTGCTGCCCAAAGCGAAGACAGTGTCTTGCCTGTACCGGGCTCATTGAACACAAAAGCTTTGCGATGAAACGTCAAAAACGCAGCGGTTTCTACTTGGTGCTGCATGGGTTTAAATCTACCCGGCCAGTCGTAGCGCCCCGTAATCGGAGACGGCACGTTTTTAACGCCCATGTTTTTGAGCACACGCGCTTCGTCCAGCCCCCAGAAAACAGCGATAGAAGCCGACCCGTCTGCGTGATGCTCGACGACTTTTGACTTCGGGATGATGCTGTATTTTTCTGGGTTTCTGGTTTTGAAGAGTAGTGCTTTGTTGTCAATGATGTCCATTTACTTCTCGTTTTTTATTTGTTGTCGCCTTGATTGGCGCTTTTGTTTCGCAGTCTCAAGTTGCCTGCGGTTGATTTACCGCCTTTGCGCAGAGGTTTTATGTGGTCAATATCCTTGCCACTACGATCAATCCCCTTGGCGTCATATGCGCGTCTTGCACGTTGGCGTTCATGCTGGTCGGAGTCAGGGCCGGACTTGCCGGTCTTGAGGTCTTGTTGGTACTCTTTTTTGTAATCGCGTTTTGTTGCCATGCTGGCTCCTTAGTGTTTAGGGTGGTGTAGGCACGTTGTCACTGGGCACCACGGGCATAGTCCCGAAGGCTTCGCGTTCCACACGCCTGTCTCGTGCGCCTGCTCGATGCGGGCCACACGTTCACGATAATTCCACCACTCTTTTTCGGCTGCGTCAAACTCCATCGTGGCCTTCACCATGTCGTTCTTAACCACAAAAATAAGTGCGGAATTAATCTTTCTGATGTGAGGAAAATGTGCAAAAACCATCATTGACATCAAGCGAAGTTGCTCGCGGTCGGGGTATTTGTTGTTGCCTGTTTTGTAGTCCACTACCCAAGCAGTCAGATTATCGTCGTCAATTATTAGCAAGTCGGCAGCGCCTCTGACCCAAGCGTCTTTTGCAAACCATGTGGTTGGCTTTAAGTCCTTAGTTAGCGCCATCTTCAGCTCTACAAGCTTGCGGCCTTTCTTCTCGTTAAGCGCGTCCAGCACTTCTTGGGCGTACTCGAACTGTTTGGGTAGTGGTATGCCTTCACCGATGTATAGCTCTGCTGCTTTGTGAAACTCGTTGCCGTACAGCGTGGCTTCAGTTTCTTTGTATGGATGCAGCTTTAGTACGCGAACTTCTTGGTAGCGTTTGGGGCAGCCTTCATAGTCTTTGATCGCAGTATGTGACCAGCTAATTATTTTTTCCATATCAAAACTTTGCAGAGTCGATGGCTGCGGACAGCCGATTAGCGAATTCGGTAACAAATGTCTCATCCCGATTCAGTGTGTGTCGTCCCATGTCTTCGAGTATCGCGTGGGTTACTTCGTGCCAAAAAGAATCCCGTACTTCGCAGGGCGGGTACGCGTGGCCGGTGATGCCGCAGTTGCTCCCAATTTCGATTAGTTTGTCGCTGTAGTTGACGCGCCCCATAGTGCCTTTGCAGAGCATGGACTCCACAATTTCTACTGAGTACATCTTCTTGCCGATACGCATACGTCTGGGGAACTGCGTTTTTATTTTGGTTGTCATGTTTATCCTTTTGCTAACCCATACCTACGGTGTGCACCACCTTCAGCGTCCAACGGAATCCCCGGCATATACCGTGGCTCCAAAGTCATTTGCGCTAAGACCCAAGTCTTAGCGAACTCTACCTCTTCATTAGGCACAACTACGATCTGTTCGTCGTGCACCGTACCGGCCACGAAGTATTTCTTTGACACCCGTAGCATACCATCAGTCATTACGATTCGTGCTGTTGCTTGTGTGACATTGTTTGCAATCTTTCCAGCGTATAGCTTAGTGGCGTCTTGCCCGTATACCCACTCTTTCTCGTTCTTCTTGCCGTCTTTCTTCGGTTGCAGGCGCAGGTTGGGGTACAGCAGCTTCATGCCGTTGGGCAACTCGATCTCGTCCTTGCGGAAGGTTAGGCACTTGTGCGTGTGCTCCCGTCCTTCATACAAAGAAGTTTGAATAAGCCCCGTCAACATATCCCAAAACGACTTAACCGGATGCGCTGTCTCGCGGTAGATATCAATAATCTTCTTAGCTGCTACGCAGTGCACCAGCAACTCCCCCATCGTACAGATGTGAGGAATCTCCAGCATCTTTTCCACGTTCTCATCCCATTCCAAAAACTTCTGCACATACGCTTGGTTCACGCCTAGTTGCAGCGCATCGGCTTTGGTATATCGCAACGGAGGGGCGCCAAGGAATCCCACCAACAACTGCTGTGCAAACGATGCCCAACCCAACCCATAGCCCGCCCCCAACAATGCGGACTTAGCCGACTGACGGTGTACCGGGTGGCTCTCCTTGGTCATGCCGGGGATGCTGAACATCTGCGCACCGAAGGCAGCATACGGGTCGCCCCCTGCACGGAAGATGTCGAGCATCTCATCATAGTCAGACAGCCACGCCAACACACGCGGTTCGATCTGGGATAAGTCCCCCACCACCAGCTGATGCCCCGGCGGTGCCATGATGGCCTTGCGCAGGAACGAGCCACGCTTTAAGTTCTGCATGTTGATAGCACTGCCCTTGCTGGCCGTCCAACGCCCTGTTGCTGCGCCGTAATAACTCAAGGGCACCGGTAGGGTGCCCCGCGCCGCAATCTCCAAAAACCGCTGCGCTCTGGTGCGTTCTGTGGTGGACTTAACTTTCAGTCGTGCTTCGCACAGTGCAGCCACGTCCTCGTTGTCCCCGTTGAGCATGGCTTGGAACATAGCGTCCGTCTTAGCAAAGGCGTAGTTCGTTCCTTCGGGGTTGGGCGTCTTGACCGTAGGTTTCTTTTTCTTCATAGGCGGGGGTACATGAAGCGCTTCCAACAAAGCAGCAAACTGTGTGTTGCTGGCTAACATCGCGTCCGTCACGCCTAAGCGCTGCAACAACTCCTCACGCTTCTCCTTCTCTTCCTCCAGCGCGTTAGCTAGCATGAGCTTGTCCAACTGCAAGACGGGCTGCGTGTACATCTTGAGCGTCATGTCGATGAGTCTCAGCTCGGACTTAGGGTAGCCTTGAACAAGTCGCTCGAAAATTCGCTCGCAAAGATATACGTCGTGTTTGCAATAGTCTGCAAGCTCAAGTTCCAAGTCTTTGTCCAACTCGGCCAAACCATCGGTACTGTGTACGGCAACCCCTTTGGCGGGAAGACCAAAAGCGTCTGCAAGTCTGGCGAGGGAGTTGCCAACCTCCACGCCGCGAAGAGCACGCGCCATTGATAAGGTGTCGAAGATGAAGGCGGGTCTAATCCCGTACCGCCAAGAGAGAATGGATACATCGAATTGGGCGTTATGTGCCAAGATTGCGGTTCGTCGCCAGTCGTATGTTGATAGGATTCTAGGAAGCTCGTCTCCTCGATACCATTGAGTGACTGCATCGCTTCCGAACTCATGTAGACAAGCTCCGAAAGCCTTAAAGCGTGTGTCACGTACGTACTCCTCGGTTGTTAGTTTTGATAGCGTGTAACCCTTGCTGTCCCAAAAAGTTTCAAAGTCCACGGTGATGATGCGGTCGTATGGGGCGCTCAATGAAGTTCTCCCGGAGCTGGTTTTTTTCCAATTATTTTGTCGTGCATAGCGGTGTATGCGCATGCCAGCGTGTCGAGTAT